AAACCATTCCAAGCAAAGCCGTAGGCGTTAAGTGATGTGAGGGTAGCCATTAGTAAGTGAATCCATTCGCCGATGTATAAGTTCCGTTAGCGTTTGCATAGCCGCCGGTAGCATCAGGGATGATTCCCTGAGTTTGTCCTAGTGTGATTGCGCTAAGTGTACTCGCCGTAACGCTGGAAAGAGATGGATCGCTTGTATAAACATTTTGAGTGAGGTTGCCAATAACCGGTGCCGATCCAGCGTTATATCCCGCAGTATTCATAAATGAACCTGCTCCGTTATTAACAGAAACTCCAGCCGGCGCAAGAACGCTAGATTGATAATTAGAAATGCTTGCGGTTGAAGCACCTAGAGCGGCGATTAAAGCGGCAGTATCTTCTAACTTTTTCTGCAAGTCATCCAGTTGCTTCATCGTGGCATCTGAGATTGCTTGCGTAGATTTGTTAAACGCATCTTGAGCGGCGTTGAGCGAATCAGTTAAGGTTTGGTTAGCCTTCTGCAAAGCAAGATCGCGAGCGTCTGCGGCGGCCTGTGTAGCCTTATTTAAGGTGTCTTGAGCCGTAGTCATAGCACTATTAAACGAATCGTTTTCCTTAGCGATTGCGTCTTGCATAGCGGCAGAGTTAGCGGCAAGCTGAGTTGTTAAAGTAGTGCCAACTGCGGCATATTGCTTCGCGAGCGCATCGGTAGCAAAATTGGTGCCATCATTCATCTGGGTTGCTAGATCATTAAGACCATTTTGCGAAGTGTCTTGAATCTGAGCGTAAAGAGATTTGATTGAATCTTGGGTAGCAGGAGCGGCAGTCAAAACGGACTGTGCGAGAGCATCACCCTGCGCTGGTCCTTGCGAGATTACTTCGTTGATGAAAGATTGATTGTAACCTTGCGCGGCTAACTGTCCAGCATCTTGTTGAAGTTTTGTAATTTGTGACATTTGATCTTGCAACTGAGATACAAGCGCATCGGCGGTTCCGCCACCTGCGGTGAACAATTTGCCAAGATCGATCTTTGTTGCGCTGGCGAACGCGTTAGTCATTACATCAATCGAATCTTGAATGATTTTAACGCGATCGTCAGCGGCAGTTTGTTGCAACTGAGTAGCCTTATCAGCGTAAGTTTGCTGAATGTTGAGAAGATTTTGCTCGTGCGTAGTCTGAAGATTTTCTACAGTCGTGTTGTAGTTATCCTGAGCAGTCTGCATCGCATCTTGATATTTGCTCTGAATATCTTGGCTATCTTGAGAGAACTTATTCTGCGCATCGGTAATCGCTTGATCACGAGTAGCGGTAGCCGCATCCATCTTTGTTTGGCGATCGGCTAGAGCCTGATTCATCTGATCTTCGAGAGTTACTGCTTGATCGTTGTAAGTCTTGATCTTTGCATTACGAGCGGTCAATGCTTTTTCTGCGGCAGTAGCGGCTTTGCTAACATTTCCAGCGGCACCTAGTCCACCGGTAACGCCAGAATCTCCACCTGCGCCAGTTGTGCCAGCGGTGCCGAGTTGATCTGCAAGAGAAGCCCCGCTAATGTTGATTTGTTTATTCGCAAGGCTATCTAAACTCTTGCTGAAATCACCGATCTTGGTTGCAGCTTCGTCAATTCCAGAGCCGATGCCCTTGAACATCTTTCCAATAATAGGCAAGTGAGAAGCGGCATCTACTACCTTAGCGATCGCTCCGACTAGGTAACCGAGCGCATCAATGATAACTGTAATAACATCAACGACTGCCTTACGCAATCCTTCGTGGGTATTCCAGAGATCAACGAGAGCCTTAATCCAAGCCCCGATTGTATTTTTGTAAAGGAACTCAATGCCCGGAATGATCACGCTGGTAATGAACTCCATCAACTTTGTAAGGATAGGCATAACGACTGCGCCCACCTTCACGGCTACATCATCAAACTTTGCCTTGAGAACTTCCATTTCGCCAGCGAATGTTTGCGTGTATCCGATCGCTTGACCACCGATTTTAGCGTTAAGTTCATCCATCGCCTTAGCGATAGCCTGATTTTTAGGCAAGGTTGTATCGAGAGTGATACCGAACTCCTTGAAAGCCTTAGCGTTGCCCATCGTGGCTTTTTCAAGAGTGCCAGCGGCAGTTGCTAAATCTTCGTGCTTGTAACGGGCAAGATCAGCTGCCATCGACATCAACTTGGTTGATTCAGTAACAGATCCAGTTGCAGTTATGAGTTTGTTATAGGCATCTTCAGATTGAGCGGTGCTAAATCCAAGACTGCTCATTTTCTCAGTAGTGGCTTGGATTTCTTCGCGATTCGCGGCAGTATTTACCTTCGCGTTATTCATCGAAGTTGCAAGGGATTCAGTAGCAACTTGGGTATCTTGAACTGCTTGGATAGCAGAGTGCAATCCCTCAGTCAAAAGCGAAAGACCCTCAGTCATCACGTTACCGGCAAACACGCCGAGCATTGTTGTCTTGAGAGATGAGAACTTGGACTCTTGATCCTTAGCCGTATCGCCGATCTTATTAAGACCAGCAGTTGCCTCTTGAACTGCAGCGGTTAGGTTGGAAAGTTGTACAAGTATTTCAACATTTAATGGTGGGATGTCACCTGCCACGGCTATGCTCCCATCGCTCTTGAAACTTCGTCACGAATATATTGAGAAGCCCGACCGGAAGTTACTAAGTAATCCCGCGCTGGCATCATATAAGGATATTTTACCCCACCTGACCATCTTGACGAGCCAAGTTCTACAGCTCTGGCGTATTCAGCACCCGAAGTCGCGCTTGCTACATAAGATTCAAAACCTTGTCGGCGTACTGGGTTGCCTTGTATGTTTCTGAAGAGATTGCCCGTTGCATAGTTCGGACCTTCGCCATCTCTCGGACCGATATGAGGGTTGTAACGAAGTCTGTTATTTTTCTGTATCGGCGGATTCTTAACTTGACTCGCAATAGATTGAGCGCGAGCGACAAGATCACGAGTAATGAGCCGAGTAGCGTTAAACCCAGCATCATCCATACGCCCCTGCCAAGCATCTAGCGCGGCAAAGACTTCGTTTCGGTTGTCGCTCAACGCTTCTCCATCTTCTCGATCTTCACTTCTTCGACTGCATCTGCAATCGCTAAAAGCCAATCTGCCTTGACTGCTGGCAAGTTATCAACCTGCTCCGGAGTCCAACCAAATCGATCAGCGAACTTGAAATAAAACCACTCCGTTGTGGGATATTCCAAGTCCTCTGATTTCTGAAAGCCGCGAAGTAAGTCTTTGAGGCGTTCTAGTTTTCGATAACTGCTTTTGGGTCGCTTGCGTTCTCCACTGTATCTTTAATATCAGGAAAAAGTTCTTTTGTAAGGTTTTCTGTTTCCTTCATCAAAGCGGTGTAATCAGGGATTGAAAGTTCTTCGATCGAATCAACTTTAATTGAAGGGATAAGTAGATCAAATGACCAATCTTCGATGATAGCGGCGAGTAGCGCGTTACCGATAGCGATACCTTTTTGCGCTGAACTGCCTTCATCTCCGGCGATCATAATTCGGTTACGATCTTTGACTTTTAATTCAGTAGCATCTTTGATGGTTACAGTTGCGCCTGAAGGTAGTGAAATCTTGCGTGACATTTTGCCCCCTTGTTGTTTGCCTTCTGGTTATCTTAGCAAATCTAGGCAGTAGGGGCGCGGGATCCGCGAAGGCGGGCGAATCAACCTGCCGCCCCTACTGCGTTCTAGTTTAAGCGACCGAAGTCGTTACGGCGTTCTTGATAACCCACTTGATTGGTGAGTAACCAACTGTGCCCGCATCGGTCAAGTTGCCCTGAGCGTTGAAATCAACTACACACTCAACGAAGTCCTTTGAGCGTTCGATAACTGCGAGTGTGTATGCACCCTTAGTCATTGTTGCTTGGATCGAGGTCTGAGTTGCACCTGTTCCTGAAGTCCAGTTAAAGACGAGAGCAGGTTGTGTGTTTGTGAGGTAGTTTGTGAGCTGAGTATCGTTTTCCATAATGAAAGTTGCTTTGCCAGAAACTTCCAACGCACCGAGGAATACCTGATACGGAGTCTGCACATTTGAGATTCCATAGATAGGCGTAACTGGACGCTTCATATCGATATTGCCCATTGTGTTGTTAGAAATTGTTGTACCAGCAACGCTAACAGTTCCGTACCATACTGCGGTTGGCAATACAGTTGAGAACGAAGGTGTTGGTGTTGAAACTGTTGCAGACTGCCAGCCTGTTGACTTAGCGTCATATTCGAGAAGTCCGTCAGCACTCCACTTGAGAGAGAAGTCTGAGAACTGATGACCTGTCCAAGTACGCACATTCGCGCCATAGAAATCGAGGATTGTGTAGGCAGAAGGCTGAGCATCAGCGGCGGCAGTTGCAGAGTTCTTTAGAGCGAGGGTGTGAGTGTAAGGGGCTGAGCCAGTTACGACATCTTCACCAAGTACGCCAGAAAGAGGATAGATTACTGTGTCAGCGAAAACTGCTCCGCTGAAATCAAAAGTTGAGTGAACGCGACCTTGAATGTAGTTGTAATTCTTAACGATAGATCCACGCAAGCCCTCATCATAAAGAGGCGTGAAAACATCTTGTGGCTTAACTGAGGATGCAGTTACAGGAATGTACGCAGTTGGAGTTGTGACTGCGGTACCTTTAGTGGATTCTTTGGCGATTCCAATATAACTGCGGGCTGTATTTTGGACTGACATTTACTCACGCTCCTTGCGTTGTATCAGACGGGGCTGATGGTGTAGTTGCTGGTGTTGTTTTCTTTGGTGCAGAAGCGAGAGCGACATCAGCTGAGATAACCTCGTCAACGGAATCGAAAGTATCGCCGGGCTTAACAGTCAATCCGAGAGTTGGAAACTCACGAACTTCATCTCCGTTGTATTGGTATGTTGCCATTGTTCTCCCTATGCCTGAATCATTTGAGTAACATCGAATCGAATCTCTGCGAAGGTTTCCGTTGCTCCGTTGTCCGAAGTTGTAGGCTCTCCGTAGATACAATCGATTATCGGCTCCGCTCCTTGCCAGACATTCACTTGAGTGGAATCACCGAAGTTGTGACTAGCGCGTAGCGTGTTCTTGATGTTGTCGATAAGTGTATCAAAATCCGACATAGCATCTTCGGCGTTATTCTGTAAAGAGTGGTGAAAGATTTGCAATACGACTTGGAAATCAACACGCTTCCAACCATTAGTTGCGCCACCAATAGCCAAACGGGTTTCGCGCTCGCTCGCAATAAAGATTACGGCGGCGGCACGGCTCATCTGCCCAGCTGTTGCATTGACCTGATAGTTAATACGCTTAGGGAACGAAGTGAAAACTTGGTTTAGCCCAGAGATACTTGCGCCCGTAAGGTAACTGTAAAGCGTAGAGCGTAATTGAACGCGACCGACATTTGCCATTAGCGCATACGCCTAAACGGAGCGAGCAACTCTTTAGCGAGCGCAATATCAGAGCCGAT